ACCTGTTCCAATAGATATACAAAGCGTTGCTTATAATAATTTGGCGCCGCAAATCGCGTTTAACGTAGCAAATGACACGTTTAAAATTTTACCACAAACGGTTTCAACTATGTACACAACAACGCACACCTTACAAATTTTTTGTTATTCGTTGACAACCGATCCTTTAGATTTTTATCTTGATGTTTACAAAAATGGTGTATTCAGTCAATCATTTACTTACAATACCACAATGCCGTACACAAACGCAACACCTTTAACGGCACCGTTTACGATTGACATTAATAATTCAGATACAGCAATTTTCACTTTTAAAGTTAGAGCGAATTTTTTTGCTACAATAGAATTTGATTTTAGATATACAAAAAAAATAATACAAAACTCTGGAGGGGTTAGCACAGGAACTGCAATCGCATATACAAGTCAAATAACTTCTGGTTTTACAGATTTAGCGTTAATGGCGCCCGATATGAAAATAAGCGATTTTGTTTCTGGTATCTGTAAAGAGTTTAACATGACCGTTTACTCAAATGAAAAAAACGTATTTACTTTTGATCCGTTACCGGTTTGGTACGGCAAAGGAATTATTAATGATATAACGAAATTTACTGATGTTACAAGCATTGAAATTGAAAGAATGAAGTTATATAAGTCTATTGAATTTAAGTATCAAGATAGCGAATGTTTTTTAAATAAAGCATTTTTAGAAAGTCCTTTGAATATAGACGCACACGGCTACGGAAACGCTAAAATTGGTTTTGAATACGACGGCGGAGATTACAAAGTTGAAAGCCCATTCGAAAACTTACTACAAAATAATTTTGGAAATGGTTTACAAGTAGGTTATTGTTTAAATAAAGATTTTACGCCGTATGTTCCAAAACCTGTTTTGTTGTATATGAACGAAGTTGAAACACTACCGGGAGGCGATAAATATTATTACGAATTAAATGGAAGTGCAGTAAGTCAAAGCAATTACATTCCATTTGGGCAAGACACAAACACCAATAGTTCAATAGGTGGATATTTGCCTGTAACATTAAATTTTGGTGCAGAAATTTCAACTTTTTACAACGTTGTAAATCACAACACACTTTACAAACTTTATTATTCAAATTACATAGAGAATTTACACAATGTTAAAAATAGATTAGTAAAAGTAAAAACCATTTTACCAATTTCTTTATTGACAACTTTACAATTAAATGATAGACTTGTTATAAGAGATAAACGTTATATGATAAATGAAATGCAAAGCGACTTAACAACAGGTGACGTAAATTTTACTTTGATAAGCGACTTTGAGGAAGTTAAACCAATTAAAACTTTTGGAAGCGAAGTAGCAAAAGAAGAAAAACACAAATCTGCAATTTATTTTAGTAATGGAGCAACACAAGTAAGGATTACAAAAAGCGCGAATGCAAGTAACGTTACTTTGTCAAGTTTATTATTTACAAGCGAAGGAATTTTACAAATTACGGTACCGCCAAACAAAGCAAGAGTAATTACTTTAACTTTAGACACAGACTACCTTAACGGAAACACGGATACAAGTTACATAATAATAGAACAACAATGATAAACCAGATAATACAAATGCTTTTAATAAGCAACTTTTATGGAGAAAGTGAAACCATAGACATTGCGAAGGGCAAATATAAATTTACCACTAGCATAAGACAACAATTTAAACAGGCGTTGAGACAAAAATTAATGGAAAATAAACTAAAAAATAATGGCTGAAAAAAGAGTTATTGAATTAGAAGTAAAAACAAATGCAGGTGCAGCCGCAGCCGAAATAAGTGGCGTTGCTGTTTCATCAACAGCGGCAACCGCAGGCGTCACAACTTTAGGAAATGCAAGTGCAGCAGCAAGCGCCAAAATGGGAACTTTTGGAGCGATCAAAACAGCGATCACTGGTTTAATTCCTGGACTTGGAGCGGCTGAAGGTGGCGTAATGAAATTAGGCGCACAATTTACAAAGTTGCTTGCCAATCCTATTGTGTTACTTATTGCGGGAATTGTAGCAACCTTAAAACTTGTATACGAAGCATTCCAATCAAACGTACAGGGGGGAAAAGAAATAGCCGCAGTTTGGGAAGGACTTAGCGCAGTGGGAACACAAGTAAAAGACGCGGTAATGGGTTTAGTTCGTGCTTATGGTTATGCTTGGCAAGCGGCATATAAATTTCTTACATTAGATTGGAAAGGGGGAATGGCCGCAATTAAAAACGCAAGTAACGAAGCAACAGGATCATTTAAGCAATTAGGCGACGCGGCAAGCGGTAAAACATTCCAGATTGTTAGAGGTTTAGAAAAAGAACAACAAGCAAATAATAAAGCAAAAAAAGAACAGGTTGTTGCACAGTCCGCAGTTAATAAATTACTTGTTCAGTCAAGAGAAATTTTAACAGATGAAAGCGCTTCAATGGGAGAAAAAAGAAAGGCGCTTGCACTTGTAACAAAAGAAGAAACGAAAGCCGCTGCAGAACGTGTAAGAATTGCCCAGATTGATCTTAACATTTTAAAAGCAAAGGCAAAGGCGTTAGGAGGGCAAGCAGAAATAAAAATGAAGCAGGAAATTAGAGACGCAACTGTTGCATTAAACGAAGCAGAAACTGAAGGCGCAATGACTGGAATTAAACTGAACAGGCAAAAGAAAATGTTAGCGCGTCAAGAAGTTAGCGAAAACAAAGAAGCGGTTGAAAGTGGGAAGGAACGAGCAAAGGCAAACACGGATAAAGAAAAAGAACGAGTAAAAGAGCGCGAAGATACACTAAAAAAAATAAAAGATCTTGAACAAAGTTATGCAGATAGTTTATTGAGTGAGGAAGCAAAAGAAATTGTAGGGGTTCAAAGAAAATACAAAGAACTTTACGATCAAGCCGCTAAGCATAAATTAGACATATCGGAATTAAAGAAACAGGAAGCCGCAGAAAAATTAAAAATTGAAGATAAATACGATCAACAAATTAATGATAAAATTGCAGCACTAACAGACACCGAACAACAAAAACTTTATGACGCCTACCAAAAAGAAGTAACCGCGGCAAAGGGTAATAAGCTTTTATTAGAAGCATTAGAGGTTGATTACTTTAAAAAAAGAGACGCACTAACAAAGGCTGAAAACGATAAGAAAGCCGCAGCCGATTTAAAGTTGCAGGAACTTCTTATGAGTGAAGGAGATTTTAAACTTCATAAATTAAACCTTGATTACCAAGCGCAACAACTTTTATATGCAAACAACGAGGAAGCGTTAAAAGCGTTGCAAATTAAATATAGTGCTGATAAAGTAAAAATAGAAGAAGAAGTTGCGGCAAAACAGATAGCAGCAGACAAAGCCGTTGCAGATAAAAAAGCAGCAACTTTAGCAAGTCAATTAGATTTAACTAAAAAAAGTTTTCAAGCCTTTGCAGACGTTGCGACATTGTTTGCAGGTAAAAATAAGAAGGCACAAAAAACAGCGTTTAATATACAAAAAGCGGCAAATATCGCTTCCACAACAATAGACACTTATACTTCGGCAATGGCGGCGTATAAGTCAGCCGTTGGAGTGCCTGTTATCGGGCCTGTACTTGCACCAATAGCCGCAGCCGGTGCCGTTGCAGTTGGTTTAATGAACATTAAAAAAATAGCCGCTTCACAATTTGAAGGAGGCGGAACACCGAGCGCAGACACAGGGGGCGGAGAAAAAACCGCAACCGCTCCAACAATGAGCGCACCACAATTTAACGTAGTAGGACAAAGTGGAGTTAATCAATTAGCGAGTCTTAATCAACAGCCTGTACAAGCTTACGTCGTTTCAGGGCAAGTTACTTCGCAACAATCTTTAGACAGAAATAGGTTAGCGAACGCAACTTTAGGCGGCTAGAAAATACAACAGACAAACAAAAATTTAATTAATATATTATGCGAATAGTTGAATTAATAATTGACGAAAAAGACGAAACAAGCGGAATTGACGCGGTAAGCGTTGTTGAAAGCCCAGCTATAGAAAGCGACTTTATTTATTTATCTAAACATGAAATAGAACTTAGGGAAGTTGATCCAGAAAAACGAATTTTAATGGGAGCGGCTTTAATACCTAATAAGCAGATTTACCGCAAAAACGATAAGAACGAAGAATATTATATTTACTTCAGTGAGGCCACAATACGCAAAGCAAGTGAATTGTTTTTTATGAACTCAAACCAGAACAACGCAACTTTAGAACACAAACAAAAGTTAGACGGAATGTCAGTTGTTGAAAGTTGGATAACTGAAGGAGAACACGACAAAAGTATGAACTACGGTTTTAATTTTCCGAAGGGAACTTGGGTGATCTCCATGAAAGTAAACAACGACGAAATTTGGGATAAAGTAAAATTGGGACAAGTTAAGGGGTTTTCAATCGAAGGTTATTTTGCGGATAAATACGAAATGAGTTTAATTAACGAAGACGAAATTTTAGTAGAAAAAATCAAAGAAATTATTTTAAATGGCGAAGCAAACTAACACTAAAATTCATCTTAAAAAACCGAAAGTTAAACGCCCTGGAATACATTCGAAAACACGAAACAGTAAGCTAAAATCAAGTAAAAATTATAGCAAATCTTATACAAGACAGGGCCGTTAAGTATAAAAAATTAGTAAAATGCAAAATTATAAATAAGGCAATTTTAAAGCGATTTAACGAACTTTAACTTTCTGTGGAGTCGTATTACCTTTTTTAAGAGATTTACATTCTAGAGCACAGGCTTAGGATACAGGAGCACTAAAAAAACATAACAAAATGAACAATAAACCAAAAAAGCCAGTACAACAATCGCAAACAAGCCCTAAAGGAGGAACAAGGGCGTGCCTATGTAAAGACGGAAAAAAATACTCCATAAAGTGTTGCGACGGAAGTTTACAAGCGCAAGGAATTGGATCAATTTAATTTTAAAAATACAACAAAATAAAAACAATTAAATTATATAAATATAACCTAAATCGAAAAAATGAAAACAAGCGTAATTAACCAGATTAAAAATTTACTTGGAATGGAAGTGAAATTAGAAACGATTAAATTAATTGACGGGATAACAATTTTTGAAGCTGACACTTTTGAAACAGACAAAGAAGTATTTATCGTAACTGAAGACGAACAAAAAATACCTGTTCCGGTTGGAGAATATGAATTAGAAGACGGACGTATTTTAGTTGTAGAAGTTGAAGGTATTATTTTAGAAGTTAAAGACGCTGCGACAACTGAAGAAGAAGTTGTTGAAGAAGCACCAGAAGTTGAAGAAGAGGTTGAAGCAAAAACAACAAAGAAAACAATCGAAAGCATTGTTAAAGAAACA